ATTTTGTTCAGACCAAATTACTTGATCAGAAGTCATTGGCATTTCAGCGCCAACCATTTTTAAAAATCCAGATAACGTTCTGTTTCCATAACGCTCTACTTCTTGTTCGTAGATTTCTGGTAAATATTGCTGAGCGAAATCTGCGCCAGCGCCAGTGTTAAATTGTAGATAATTACTCGCTAGAATTTGTTGTGCCTGCGAAGGAATTATACTACCAAATTGAGGACTTAAAGCCATAATTTTAGTTTTTAGTTAAATGTTGTTTTTTTAATTTTTAGTTTTGTTGAATCTAATCCACTAATAGCTTTTACTTTTAATCCGCCAATAAATACTTCACCAGAACTTTGTTTCCTAGCTTTATCTAATGTTGGGTTTTTAGAACTACTGATAACTTCTTTTACAGCATCAGCTTTTCCTTGTTCGTAAAAATGACTAGCAATCTTATCAACGTTGTCAGCGGCATATATAGCTTTGTGATACCCAGATGTATCTTTTATGTCACCGTTTTTATCTAAGAACTTCTTAGCTATGTATTCGATGTTTGATTGATTTTCTGAAATCTTTTCAGGATTTTGAACGTTGTACTTAAATTTCTTGTCACCAACATTGATATCAAAACCTTTGAAATCTTGGTTAAATAATTGTTTAGTACTTTGTTTAAATCTTTCTTTTTGTTGTTCTGCTACGGTTTGTCGCTCGTTGTAGCGATTGAAAAAATCCATTGCTTTTGATTGCTCTTGGGTAATACCAGGTCTCAACTTGATCTCCTCGTAATATTTATCCTTTAAGTCATCCAAAAACCCTTTAGCTTTTGCAATCTCTTCTTTTTTAGCGAGTTTTTTTCTTTTGACGTCACGCTCTTCGTCAATATCTGTATCATAATCGAAGTTTTCTTCCATTATAAAATTAATTTCTTCAGAATCTAAATGTGGTTTAGCTTTCTTGTAGTATTCTTTTAGTAAAGTATTTTCATCAACATTAGAATAATCTGCATTAAGTCTAGTGTAATCTTCTATAGTTCCACCAGTTTCCTCCATGAAGGTAACTAATTTTTCAATGTTTTCTGGTAAAGCTTTTCCAAGAACTTTCTCATCTCTTACAGCTTCTTTAATTTCTTTAGTAACTTTTTTTACTTCTTCTTCAGTTACTTCTGATAATGGGTTAAATTCTTCAATAGTTTTGCTGGGCTCTGATACTTGTTCGTCCATCTTAACGCTATCTCCGGCTTGTTCGCCCACATCCACTTTTTCTGTTTCTCCGATTTGAATGGCATCGTCTTCTTTTTTTAGTTCATCACTAGGTACTACAACCTTTGTTACTTCAGGTGGTAGTTGTACTAAAGGTTCTTTTAAATTTACCTTTTTAATTTCTTGTTCTTTGTTTCCTAATTGCTTAGGTTTTTTAGACTTTATTTTAAAGTCACCCTCCTGTTTAACAGGTTCATTTGTTTTTGTTTCTTCTGACATAATATAATATAATTAAATAATTAATAAAATTTATAACATTTGTGGTGCTATACTTGGTTGTTGTTCTTGTTGTTCAAAATCTCTAGGTAAACCATCAGTTTGTCTTTGGTTTATTAATTGACTTTGTTGCGTAGCTTCCATTTTGCTACGTTTATCTTTACGGTCTTCAATATCACCTTCTTTTGATTGGGTATTTTGAACTTCCATTTGTTTTAACTGCATGTCAAATTGAAATTGTACCTGCATTTTTTGTTGTTCTAATTGAGACGCTGACTGCATACGCTGTAACTCCATTTGAGCTTTAGCTTGTTCAAATTGGACTTTAGAATTATTAATAGCTTCTTGTTTTTCAACTTCAGCCATTGCAGTTTTTTGAGCAGTATCTGCTTGAGCATCAGCTTGAGCTTTTATATTAGCTTGTTGATTAGCTTGTTCTTGTTTAGCTTTTTCTTTACGCTTTATTTTAAGCATTTGATTTGCTAATTTAAGATTATGTATATTTCTTATATCAATAACATCTTCTAAATCAATACCACCTTGTTGTAATGCCATTTGCATGTTAGCCTCTAGTTGAGCTTTTTCTTCATCATCTGGCTCTAATTCTAAAAATATCCCAAAGTCATGAAGATTTAATTTTTTTATTTGATCTAATGTTGAAACGTTATAAGTAGATATAGAATTAACTAAAGATTCAGAGGTTAAAGGAAATGATAAAGCATCAGCAACTTTTAGTGCTATGTTTTCAGCTATTTTTAATGTTAAATATAAACTTGATTGAACTATATGTTTAGTAGCAACATTAGACGCATTAGCAGCCATTTTTTGTAATCCTACTAAGGTGCTTTTATCAGGTAAACTACCGTCTCTAGCTTCGTTTAATCCTGTTACATCACGTATCATTTGTAAGTAATACTGATAAGTTTGTATTAAACTTTGAATTTTAGCTTGACCACTAGAACTTGTTAGTTCTTGAACAGGCACTCTACCTCTATTCATTTCACCGTCTTGATTAAGTGACCTACCAACAATCGAACCAGTTTGAAAATACATGTTAAGTGCTTCAGCTGGGTTATAGTTTGTACCGTTACCTAAATCAACTTCAGCTAAACCATCCATGTCTAAAAATACACCATCTGGAACTAATCTAGACATCACCTGCTGTAGTTTAAGATGTGTTAATTGAATCATATCAGCAAAACCAATACATTTACTAACCATAGATTCTATTCTACCCTTATACATTCTAGGAGCACAAATAGCATAGTTCATTTCTACCTTTGTAGTATCAGCGTAAGGTCTTGTCATATTCTCTGCCATCTCCCATTTCAAGATAGTATTATTACCTAACACCTTTGCTCCACTGTATAAAACCTCAATAGATCTTGACACTCTTTCAAATCCATCATTTACTGGTGGATTGAATTCATCTGTTTTTTCTAATGCTTTTTGTAAACCTTGAGGAGTATTTTTTATTTTAAATACTTGGTTTGAATAAGTTTTGTATTCAAAATACATAACTTGAACTGTATTTTCATCATAATTACCCTAGCCAGTTATATATTGTTTATTACCTGGCATTTTTTGGATATCTAATAATTCCTTTTCACTTATATTTGGAAATTCTTTTTTAAGCTCTGGTATAGTTATTGATTTAACTTCACCAACGTAGTATATATCTTCAAAATTAGGATCTTCAGTATATGAATAAACCATGTAAGCAGGATCAACATAATCAATTGTTATTCCTTCGGCTACATTAAAATCAGTTTTTGTTGCAGCTATACCTAACACTGTTAAATCCATGTTAAGTCTACGTCTAATTAAATCATATTTATTTTGTGCTAATACTCCTGATATAGTTTCTTCTTCAGCAATTTCAATAGCTTGCTTATAAGTAAGCTGCATATGTAATTCTAATTCTTCTTCAGTCCCAGGAAGTTTTGAAGCAGGGCTTTGATATAAATCCATACCTAAAGTTGACTTGACCATGTCTAAGTATTCTTTAGCTAACATGTCTTCGTATATTTTATTAGCGTATTTTGTTCTTTTCTTTACAGAACTTGGATCTTGAGCATAAGCTTTTATATCATAGCTTTTTTGAGAAATACCATTAACAACTATGTCTACAAACTTAGACAATATTGGCACTGGTTGCCAGTCTAAATTAAGATAAGACAAATCACCATTAATAGATAATTCATCTTTATATTTTTGTACACTTTGTTCTCCACGAGCGTATAATCTTAATTGATGAAAATTATTCCAATTAGTTAAATATCTATTACCATTAGTTCTACCTTGATCAAACCATTCATTTTCAATAGCCTGCGCAACTTGACTACCGTATTCTAATGTAGCCTTTTCTTGATCACTAACCACTTGGCTAGGAAAAGCACTGTTACTATTCGTGTATATATTCATTTAACTTATAATTTTTGATATAGTTCCTTTATTGTTGTATCTTTTTATACCTAAATCAACAGGTTCTCTTTTAACCATTGCGCTAGGAGCGTATCTGTGTTTATTACATGCCATTAAAGCTAAACCAGAACTAATAGAAGCATCATGCGACGTTCTATTGTTTATATTAAATCTAGCCCAATCCTCTAATGTTCTTTGAAAATACACGTCACCATATCCTGTTTCTTTTAATCCAACAAAATCTTCTATATAAGTTTCAATTGCAGAAGCGTGAGCTTGTTTAATGTCTTCGCTTGAATTAGGTATTCCGCCTATTTCTCTTTCTGTTATAGATAATTTACTATATTTTTTATCTGGCCTGTTCATTGCAAATCCTCTATAACCTCTTCTTTTAAAATGATATAATAGTCTAGGTTTATTATTTTCAATTAATATAGGCATACCATAAAATACGCAAGCCATTAACACATCTTCAAAAAATATTTCAGCAGTTTGTGGGCGAGCAATATATTCTAAGAAAAAATGATTCGGAGGCACGTCTTCCATGCTAAACTTAGTTAAACCATGTAAAGATCCGTTAGAACCTCTTCTGTCAACCGTACCCGATATATCATATGGATCACATCCAAAAGCTCCACAGTGTTCGTTGCCTGGGTAATATATACCATTTTTAACTACAACTCTATTTTGTAGATTATAAGGTGGTACCCAAGTTACTAAAAACCTTCCAGAATTATTTGGAACAAATATAACTTTACTATTTTTGTCTGCGTTTTCCCATTGAAAACTTCCCTTAGTTACATTTGTAGTATTTTTTAAATCTTCATTATAATCTATTTGTTGATAGATTTTAGTTAAATTAAATAAAGACTCTTTAGATTCATCTCTGAACGCGTGTTTTGTTGTACGTGGAAACTGTCTGTAAAATTCATTTAAGCCATCCTGGTCTTCCTTAAGACCATCTACCTCATTGTTCCAGTATTCAATAACCCCAATTTTGATTGAAGTTCCATGAGGGCCAAACACTTGTTTTTGTGGGGTGTCGAAGACAGGATAACCATAAGAGTCAATGTATCCTTCGTAATTCCATTCCATAGGAATGAACAAAGAATAGAGTCCTGAACGAGTTTGTCCATTTGCATTTCTTTTGTTAACGTTTGAGTCTTCATATAGTTTTTTAAAGTTATGACCTCCTTTATCTAAAGCGTTTGACGTTGATCCCATCATACACTTTCCGATAATCCTTGATCCTAATCTAAGCGTAGTTTTTGTAACACGCCAATTATTTAATATATTATTAGGTCTTTCCCATTTTCCTGATTCATCATGAACTAAAAGTTTTAATTTTTCTCCATCATAAGCATTATCTCCAGTGTTTTTCCAATCTATAGTTGTATCTAGTCCAGTAAGGTCTTCTGGTTTATCTGTAGAAACTATAGATCTTCTTGTAAACTTAGAAGCTGGTACTCTATATGCTAACTCTGTTTTAGGACGATCCATACCATCTTGTATAGGTTTAAAAAAGAAAGGATAGTTAACTGATATAGGTACAACCTTGTCAGTAAACATTTTCTTAGCATCCGCACCAGATTTAGATAATATACCAAATCTAGCGTCTGTTGATATTGTTGCCATGTTAACACATTCACCAGATGCCATAAATGAAAATCCAGAACGTCTATTCTTTAAGTAAGACATACCATAGCATCTATCATCAGCTCGGCAAGCTTCCCAAAATATAAAGAACAATCTA